AGTGCTAGGCGATGCCAAACGTTAAGCCGGGAACGTGGAACCAAGTCAACGCTCGCCCGCTCACGCAGGGCTTGTTTCGTACCACGTTTGCCCGAGCCTTTGCGGCAAACGGCGTTGACCCTGCCCTATTCACGCAGATTGGCCCTCTTGGGACTGGCATCGGGTATAGCCAGACTGGCGGCAATCTGGTGCTGACCAGCGGAACGACCGCGAACAGCGAAGTCATCCTCCGCTCGACAAGCAACTTTGCTGGCGACATCGAAATGCGGTGGCAGTCGATCCTGTCCCAGCGCATTATCAACCAGAGCTTTGTGGTCGAACTGGTTGACGTGATTGGCGACAACCTGCAACTGACGGCCAACTCCGCGACATCGGCTACGGTGACCTTTGGCCCCGGCCAGAACCCGTTTACGTCGGCCAATGTTGGGCAGTCCCTCTCTATTGGCGCAATTGAAGGGCTGGCAGGCATCCCAGCGCGGTATGCGATTGCGTCGGTGAGTGGTGACACGGTGACGTTTACCGTTGCGGGCTGGCCGACCAGTGGCAGCGGGTCATGCTCGTTGTTTGGCTGGAACTTTGTCCGCTGTGTCTACTCTGGCGCGACCGCGACCAGCATGAACTTTGATACCCAGCGCAATGGGTACAATTCTGGTGATACCTCCGCCACGATTAACACGTCGGCCTCGCCCGGACACATGGGCATTGTGCAGGTGTCGAGCGGGTTTGCCACCCTCCTCGACCAGTTGATCGCCAGCGCGGCAACACTGCCTACGACGGTTCGTGCGTCCCGTGTGGTCAACCTGCCGACTGAGGACGCCAACCTCGTCCTCCAGCTTCGCATCGTCAACGGCAGCACGGCACCAGCCTCGACGACCACATGGACAGTCGGCATGACGGCGGTGTACGATTTCCGGACAGCCAACGTCACGATCAACGATATCCGTCCGCAGGGTCCGTCAGCCGCTATCCCTACAACGGTCGCGTCTGGCTCTCTCAACGCGGTAACCACGGTCAGCACGGTTACGGCAGTAACGACGGCTGGCACGCCGCTCGCGCCTGCTACGCCGTACATTCTCAATTCGCTGGCGACCACTAACATTGCGCTCATCCTGACGGGCACCAGCGGCCTTCAGGCTTTTTATGCCACGAACACAGGCGCAACGCCCGCATTCGTAAAGCTGTACAACAAGGCCACCGCGCCCGTGCTGGCGAGTGACGTTCCCGCGATGATCCTCCCTGTTCCTGCTGCCGTCGCAGGTGTCCCCGGTGTGGCAAACTTAGATATCGGCTTCAACGGGTTCCGCTTTGCGCTGGGGCTAGGCATAGCCATTACCGGCGCAGTGGGCGACACGGACACCACCGCCGTCGCGGCGGGTCAGGTCAAAGTGATGCTGTCGCGTACGGTTTAACCCGTGCTGCCATACTCCGTGCATCTGCTGTGGGCCGCTGTCGCTATGTATACGGTCTGGCGGTTCTCAGCCGTGGCAGAACAGGCCATTGCACGACAGAACCCTTCGCTTCCGGTGCCGACCCCACTGGAAGCGGTGGTGGTGCCAGAAGACTTAGTGGCGATTGCCATGATCCATTCTGAGGTATGGGCGCAAGAAGATACGCTCAAGGCGATCCGTGAGCGGTATGAGCAGTTGCAGGACTGGAATCGGGTACGCAGCGCCTTTGGGATCGGGAGCATGGCATGACAGGACCGATGATGATGGACGACGATCCGGCCTTTATCGGCGCGACCTTGGACGACGAGATGGCCCGTATCATGGAGGGGCTGTCCAACAACCCGATGTCCCCGAACGAGCAGATGGCTCCCAATCTGCCGAACGATATGGACATCCCCCGCACCGAGTTGGAACAGGCGTTGCTGCGGGCGCTGTACGGCGATGACTGCCCGTTGGCGAACCCGTCCGCTGTCGAAGACCGTGCCGCATGGGCGTCATGGGTTCGCGGCCTGTGGGACTCTCGACGGGAAGCGGTCCAGACGCATCTGCACTTGGTCGAGCGGAACCGCCTGTTCCGGGCTGGGCAGCAGTGGATTTCCTCGCAGGGGCTAGGTCCGTGGCGTGAGCCGTCCCGTCCCCGTGACGCGGCCCGTGTCGTGTACAACATGATGGACAAGGCGCTGGATCAGCGGTTGCAGATCATCATGGATCAGCGACCAGGCTTCTCCGTCACGCCTGCCACCAACGATCCTGACGACAAGCGAAAGGCCCAAGCGCAGCAGATGGCGCTGGAGTATTTGTACGAGCAGTTGCAGATGGACCGCTTCTCTCGCGAGGCCGCGTTCTGGGCGCAAACGGATGGCGTGTCGTTCTGGCATCTGTACTGGGATGCAGACCGTGGCCCGTTGGACGAACGGCTAGGCACCAAGCCCGGTGAGAAGAAACCGTTAGGGGATATCGGCTGTCAAACGTTGCGGGTGGAGCAGGTCCGTGTGTCGTCGAACGCGACCGCGACCCAGCCCCCGCACTGGGTCATTGTCCGGGAGGTGATCTCACGGCAGGAAGCGGCGTACCGCTATGGCGTAGCAGGGCTAGACGCAGCCAACACGATGATCGCCAACGGCAACGCTGCCGCGTATTCTGGGTCTGAAGGGCTGGGCGCGTGGGTGCTGTCACAGACCACCGTAGGCGAAGGCCAGCGCCTCCGCGACGAGGATGTGACCGAACGCTTCACGCTGTACATGGCCCCGCACCCCGATGTCCTCCCCGAAGGGATGCAGTTGGTGCTGGTTGGCGACGAGGTGGTGTTTGGCCCGAAGCCGTTGATGTGGAACATTATTCCTATCGTGCCGGTGCGGGACGGGTCCAGCGATCCGTCGTACTACCCCCGCCCGGTCATGGAGCAGTGGATCGACCACCAGATGCGGGTCAATGCCCTGCTGTCCAAGTGGATCGAAAACATCCGTGTCAACGCGGGCGGACGGTTCCTCACCCGCCCGAACGCGATTGCCACTGAGACGTTCATGGGTGGCGTCACGTCGATGATCGAAGTCCGTGGCGCTGGCAGCATGAGCGACAGCATCCAGCCCGTAAACGGGTTCAGCGTTGGCGCAGACGTGAAGGAAGCGTTGGCGCTGGAACAGCGGGCGTTTGAGAACGCGAGTGGCTGGAACCAAGTCAGCCGTGGACAGGCCACTGGCGAATCGGGCCGTGCGATTATCGCCACCCGTGAGCAGTTGGAGCGGGTGTTCTCGCCCGTCGTATCCGCGATTGCCCAAGCGTTTACCGACTTTGCCCGTGCCGCGATTGCTGGTATGGCATGGGGCTATGACGTACCGCGAGCGTTGGGGACCGTAGGCAAAGGCCGTCCCGATCTCGCCCGTGCTATCTCGTCCAGCGATTTTGACGGGCAGGCCGATGTGAAGGTGGAGAAGGCCAGCATGATGCCGATGCCGCTGGCGTTCCGGATGTATATGCTCGACAACTGGTTGCAGACGGGCGTGATCGACCTCAAGGAGTACCGCCGTCGCCAGATGTTTGCCTTAGCGTCCAACATTTCTTCGCCTGACGACGATCAAGAGGCGCGAGGGAAGCGGGTGTCTGACGCGATCCGTCAGCAGATCGACGTGCCAGAGATGCGGTGGCAGGACAACGAAGCCATCCATCAAGACGTGTTGGAGCGCGAGATTTTGTTGCAGGACGACTTGGACCCGCAGATTATCGCCGCCGCACAGGAGCGGTGGACGATGCTGGCAAACCAAGCCGCGCAGAAGCAGGGTGGCGCTCCCGGCGCTGCCCCTCCTGCCCCACCGATGCCCGGAGCTGGACCGGAAGGCGGACCTCCCGCCGCCAGCGTACCCAATATGCCACCGAGCCAGTTGCCGCTCGCCGCCGGAAATCCTCCTATCGGGGTCGCGCCATTGATGCAGCAAGCCTTGGCGGGCATCCCTGAAGAAGAGTCTGCCGCACGGCAAGCGGACATCTTATCTCGCCAGCAATAGGATCAGATGACCGCACCAGTTCTTGATATCAACGATGTAATCGCAGAAGCCGCTGCCGCTTCCCTCCCCGACACGGTGGACGAAACGGCGGTTGCCACCGACCTTGAGGAAATCCCACAAGACGATGCTGCGTCAGACGAAGATGTTAGCGTTAGCCCTGCGGAAAACGCGGAAGAAAGCGCCTCGTCAGATGACGCGGTATTACCAGAAGGGTATGTGGCTGTCCCGACCTTATCGGAAGGGCTGGCAACCGAATTTGCGCTGTACGACGAGGACGGGGAGGTCGAAGTCCCCTC